AACTTGTCCTACAGACTGACCTAGCAGACAATGCCAAGACGGTAGGACTTATTAAGGAGACTTAATTATGGCAAAATCAACCTTTTCAGGACCAGTACAATCATTGGCTGGTTTTATTTCAGCAGGAAACGCTAACGTAGTTAGTCTAACTGCTGACACAACACTTACAGTTGCATCTCACGCTGGTAAAGTTTTAATAACTAATGACGCAGATGGTAAATTTACTTTGCCTTCTATTGTTGCGACTGCACCAGATGTAGATGACGATCCAAATCAAACTAATAATTTGGGTGCTACTTTTACATTTATTGTTGTTACAGCAGCTACAGATATGGACATACTAACCGATGGAACAGATAAGTTCGTTGGTGGTACTTACACAGGCGTAACTGACGCAACAGGTAAAACTTTTATTTCTGGTGCAAGTAACGATGTTATTACTATGAATGGAAGCACTAAGGGTGGACTAGCGGGGAGTATTGTAAAAGTAACTGCAATAGCTTCTGCTAAGTATGCAGTAGAAGGAATCATACTTGGTTCAGGAACACTAGTTACTCCATTTGCTGATGCATAAGGGGGTAAACAATGGCTGATGCAGTAGCAACACAAACCATTTCTGATGGAGCACAACACGCTACATTTAAGTTTACTAACGTAAGTGACGGTACTGGAGAGAGTGCCGTCACTAAAATTGACGTATCTTCTTTATCTGTTAATCCAGTAACAAGAATGTCTTGTAGTTCAGTAAGCATTGAGAAAATTCATTTCAGCAATATTGGAATGGGTGTCAAAATACTTTTTGATGCCGATACCGATGTATTAGCTATTCAGCTTCCTGCTGATTGGGCTGATGAATTTGATTTTTCTGATTTTAGCGGTATTCCTGATAATGCAGGGACTGGCTCTACAGGGGATGTTCAGTTTACAACAGTTGGTCATAGCAGTGGTGATAGCTATACTATTATTATGACTGTGATCAAAAATTACACTAATCCAAGCTAGGAATTGTTATGGCAAAATATAAAGTAGTACAGAATGGAGAAAGAGTTCCAAGCGGCGAAGCAATCTTTCAAGTTGCAGAAATCATTGATGGCGAAGAAGTTATCGTTGATTCAAGTCTTATGACTAAGAAAGAAGCACAAGCCTCTATGAAAGCTATGTCTCCTGTTAAAAAAACAGCGAAGAAAAAAACTAAAAAGTAATGCCACTTAAACGTGGTTCTTCTAAAAAAGTTATTTCTGGGAATATCTCTAAGTTAAAACGAGAGGGGTATCCCCAGAAACAAGCTGTTGCTATAGCATTATCTAAATCAGAAAGAAAACAATCAGGAGGGCATATGCCTAATTATTACGATTCAAAATCTTCTAAACCTAAAAAAAGCAAACAAGTAAGGTATGGAAAAGGGAAAACAATTAAACACAATTACACTATTGCTAGAGGCAGTGGTGCAGCTAGACCACAAAAATTTAGAAAAAATGGTTAATTAAATGGCTATTGCAACCACAAACTCTTTTAATCTTAATATCGGTGAGATTGTTGAAGAAGCATATGAGCGAGCAGGACTAGAGGCTAGGACTGGTTATGACTATCGTACTGCAAGACGCAGTATCGATATGATGATGATTGAGTGGCAGAATCGTGGAATTAATTTGTGGACTATTGAAAATGGAACCCAAACATTAACTGCTGATACATCGACCTATACTTTGCCTGACGACACAATTGATTTAATGGAAACGCATTTGCGTTTAAATTCTGGAGATAGTTCTAGTCAAACAGATTATCAACTAACCAGAATATCCCCTAGTCAATATGCTGATATACCGAATAAATTACAATCGGGTCAGCCTACTCAAATATGGATTCAAAGACTTACAACAACACCACAGTACACACTTTGGCCCGTGCCTGATTCTACACAAACCTATACTGTGTCTTATTATCGTATAAGACAAATTTATGATAGTGGAAAACCCGGCAGTAATAACATGGATGTTCCTAAAAGATTTTTACCTTGTTTGGTTTCTGGGCTTGCTTATTACATAGCAATGAAAAGACCAGAAGCTGGGGATAGATTGTCTTTCCTTAAACAAGAATATGAAGAGCAGTGGCAACTAGCATCTGAGGAAGATAGGGTTAAAGCAAATTTTCGTTTTGTGCCGTGGACATCTTACAGTAACTAATGACACAGTTTGCACAAGGTAAGTATGCTTTTGGATTTTGTGATCGTTGCGGCTTTCGTTACGACTTAAAAGATTTAAAAGATGAAGTAGTTGACACAAGACTCAGTGGATTCTTGGTTTGTCCTGAGTGTTTTGATCAAGATCAACCTCAGTATCAATTAGGTAGAATGCCTGTTGATGATCCAATTGCTTTGGAGAACCCAAGACCTGATAAAGCACAAGAAGAAAGTAGACGTTTGTATGCATTTGATCCTATTGGCGGTGGTGTTACTTCTGCTGGATCAAGAACAGTTGGTCTTGATATGCATGGTAAGATAGGCAAACTTAAAGTAACAACGAGTTAGATATGACTTATGGTGAATTAAAAAACTTAATACAGAATTATCTCCAGAACAGCGAGACTTCTTTTACTACATATCTTCCAGATATTATTAAACAAGCAGAAGATCGTATTCTTGAAAATGTTCAGTTGCCTGTCTTTAGAAAGAATCAGGTGGGTGCTTTATCAGCAGATAATCAGTATTTAGGCATACCTACTGATTTTTTAGCCCCTTATTCTTTATCTTATACAGCCAGCAGTAATCAAACTTTTTTAATGAACAAAGATGTTAATTGGATCAGAGAGCTATATCCAAACGCAACTACAACAGGAGAACCTGAATACTACGCTATATTTGATAATGATTACTTTATTGTAGCTCCAACACCAGACTCTGCTTACAATGTTGAATTACATTACTTTTATAGACCAGCATCAATAACTGCTGGCTCTGATAGTGGTACAACATGGTTATCAACAAATGCTCCTTCAGCATTGCTATATGCTTGCTTGCTAGAAGGATATGTATATATGAAAGGCGAACAGGATATGATGTCTGTTTATAACACAAGGTATGAATCTGCATTGGGCAGACTCAAAGTATTGGGAGAAGGCAGAGACAGAAACGATGCCTACAGAGCAGGACAGCTTTAAATCTTCTAAAAAAATGGAAGATAAAAACATTGCAATTGTAGCAATGGGACAAAGCCAGATAGATTTTCATTTATCACAGGTTCATAGTGTATCGTTTGATGAAGTATGGGCAGTTAATGCAATGATAGGTGTTTTGCCTCGCATAGACAGAGCTTTTATATTAGACCCCATGAGTCGTTTTTTAGATTCAGAAGATGCAGGGTCTATGACAAAAATGATGAGACTGGTTCTACCAACTGCTTATTATCCCATTTATTCTTGTGAGCTAGATGAAAGAGTGCCTGCTGTTGAAGAATATCCATTAGAAGATATTGTAGAAAAACTAGGGTGTTCTTATTTTAACAATACGATTGCTTATGCGATTGCTTATGCATTGTGGTCAAAAGTTAAAAGTGTTTCTATTTTTGGTGTAGATTTTACTTATAAAAGCAACATGCATTTTGCAGAAGCAGGTAGGGCTTGTGTTGAATTTTGGTTAGCTAAGTGTATAGATTCTGGAATAAATGTTTCAATTGCTCCAAGATCATCATTATTAGATACAGATATAGATTTTAAAGATAAACTTTATGGTTATCATAGATTAGATGATCCAAAGGTTACTTATCAAAATGGAAAAGGAATAAAGGTTTGTAAGTTTTCTGAGGTTCAAATAGAAAAAAACTTAAAGCCAGTTGGAAAGATAGATAGAAATGATATAAATTTAAACCCTCCAGAGCCAAATAAATACTAATGGAAACAGATTCTTTTAAAATATCTATAGGAAATTTAGGAGTTATGACAACTGAAAACAGAGGTCATACTCCAGAAGAAGTTGCTGAAATGGCGACTGAAAAAATTATTTCGGTAAGTGATACAGCACCACCGCAAATTAAAGCTCAAGCACACGCTTTTAAAAATGTGTGCTATAAAATTATTGCTTATTATATGCATGAGGCGATTAAAAACCATATGTGTACTATAGGTAATCAACTAGAACAGCAAGGTCATAAGGACTTAGCTGAAATTATTAGGAGGCTATAATGGCTATAACACAAGCAATGTGTACTTCTTTCAAAAGTGAACTTTTGCAAGCGGTGCATAATTTTAAAGCGAGCGGAGGAAACTCTTTTAAACTTGCTTTATACACTAGCTCCGCGACTATGAGTGCAGCTACCACAGCCTATAGCACAGGACAAGAAGCATCAGGAACAAACTATACTGCGGGTGGAGCAGCTTTAACAAACGTCAACCCTACAACATCAGGAACAACTGCGTTTACTGATTTTGCTGATTTGACTTTTGGAACAGCTACTGTCACTGCGAGAGGTTGTATGATCTATAATGATACAGCTACTGGCGATCCAGCAGTTGCCGTTTTTGATTTTGGTGGAGACAAAACAAGTACAGCAGGTAGTTTTACAATATCTTTTCCAACCGCAGACGCAAGTAACGCTGTTATTAGAATAGCGTAAGGACAGCTAATGGCTGTCGGTTGGGGTCGTTCCACATGGGGTTCTGGCGCATGGGGTCAGCCTCACAATATGACTGTAAGCCTTACGGGGCTTGCGGGAACCACTGCGTTAGGAACAGAAACTGTTAGTTGTGATGCCAATGTCGCAGAGACAGGTGTTGCAGCCACAGGTGGTATTGGAAGTTTAACTGTAACTGGCACAGCAATTGTCACAGAGACAGGGGTAGCTGGAACAGGAGCGGTTGGATCATTAAGCATATCTGCTGATGCAAATGTAAGTGAAACAGGAGTAGCAGCAACAAGCGCAGTAGGCAGTTTAACTGCCACAGGTGTTGCAAACATATCTGTTACAGGATTGGCAGGAACCACCGCTTTAGGCACAGAATCAGTTAGCGGAGATGCCAATGTCAGCGAAACAGGAGTAGCTGGTACTACTGCAATAGGAACAGTTGTTGCAAATGGTGTAGCTTTAGTTGGTGTTAGCGGTACAGCATCGACTGTTGCTCAAGGTGATGAAACAGTTACTTGTGATGCCAATGTTTATCCAACAACAGTTGCTGGAACAGGAGCAATTAGCTCTTTAACAATAGCAACACAAAATATTGTATCTATAACAGGTGTTGTTGGAACAACTGAATTAGGCGAATTAGCAGTTAGTATTCCTAAAGTTGTTTCAATTACAGGAGTTGTAGGAACAAGTAAACTAGGAGGATTATTGGTTTGGAGTCCAGTTGCTCCTGATCAAACACCAAATTGGGTAGATGCTGGTGCAAGTCAATCACCATCTTATTCAAATGTTAGTCCATCACAGTCGCCAAACTGGAAAGATGAGGCAGCTTAATTTATTATGAGGAAAGAATATGGCAACTTATGTAAATGATTTAAGACTTAAAGAGATCGCTACGGGCGATGAGTCCGGTACTTGGGGAACGAGTACCAATACAAATTTAGAATTGGTGGCGGAAGCATGGGGTAGTGGTTCAGAAGCCATTACAGGCACAACCCACACAATTACAATGGCAGATGGTACTTCTGATGCAGCCAGAGCTTTTGCTCTAACGCTGACAGGATCAATCACCGCAACCAATACAGTCACTCTCGCACCCAACACAGTCAGTAAGACTTGGGTGATTCAAAACAACGCAGGTTATCAAGTAACCATATCTCAAGGCACAGGTGCAAATGTCGTTATTCCGAATGGCGGAATCAAGATGCTTGTTACCGATGGTGCTGGAGCTGGTGCTGCAGTAACCGATGTACTGGATATGACAGGCGGTACAGGCAATGTAGGGCTTGGTTCTGGATCACTCGGAACAGCCATAACGACAGGAACGGATAATGTAGCCATAGGTGAAGCTGCCCTTGATGCAGTGACCACTGGTACAGATAACACAATGGTTGGAGACAATGCTGGTGGGGCTTTAACTACAGGCGCAGACAATACAGCGATTGGCTCTGGTGCTTTTTTGGTAGCAACCACTGTCAGCAATCATGTTGCGGTAGGAACCAATGCTTTAGCTGCTAATACCACAGGTGGTCGGAACACAGCCATTGGAAAAGACGCGATGTTGGCAAATACAACTGGCGCTCATAATGTGGCTGTTGGTGAAGAAACTTTCAAAGCTAATACCACAGGTAATTACAACACTGCTATTGGCAGATTTTCTTTAAGTTCTGCCACTACCGCAGATGATAACGTAGCGGTTGGTAATTCTTCAATGGTAGCAAATACCACAGGACATTCAAATACAGCAGTTGGTAAAAATGCTTTAACAGCAAACACCACAGCGAATAACAACACTGCCGTTGGTTATGAGGCTTTAAAAGCAAACACCGATGGCTTTAGTAATACTGCTTTTGGTAGCAGATCAGGTGATGCAATTACCACAGGTGACTACAATACAGCGTTAGGCAACCTTGCCTTATCAGCAGAAACTACAGGCGCACAGTCTGTAGCTGTAGGTAGTAGTGCATTAGCAAATCAAAATAGTACAACTAGTGCTGATATGTTTAACGTAGCTGTTGGTAATAGTGCTATGGCTCAAAACACCACGGGAACGTCAAACGTAGCCGTTGGAGCTAATGCGCTTGATGCCAATACCACAGCAAGTAATAATGTCGCAGTGGGAAAGGATGCACTAGGCGCAAATACCACAGGTACACAAAACACTGGATTAGGTAAAAGTGCTTTAGCAGCCAATACGACTGCTTCTCAAAACACTGCGGTCGGTTATCTTTCTTCAGCAACAAGCACTACAGGGGCAAACAACACCTCAGTGGGTCATGGTTCACTTTATTTAACCACCACTGGAAGCAACAACACGGCTGTTGGAGAAGGCTCTTTACAATCAAACACCACTGCATCAAGCAACACGGCGGTGGGTCAAGATGCGCTTTTTGCAAACACCACAGGAGGCTCAAACGTAGCAGTCGGAGCAGCAGCTTTAGATGCGAATACCACAGGCGGTACAAATACTGCAATAGGTGGAGCAGCAATGTCAGCAAATACGACAGGCGCTAGTAATACATCATTAGGTTTTAATTCTCTTGCTTCTAATACCACAGCTAGTAACAACACAGCCATTGGAGCAAGTGCTTTAGTAGCAAACACCACAGGTGCTTTAAACACGGCAGTGGGCTTAGAGGCTTTAGCTTCAGGCACCACAGCTTCTAACAGCACCGCCGTTGGTTATAATGCTTTAGGAGCAACCACCACTCAAGGCAACTTAACGGCTATGGGTTATAGTGCTTTAGGCTCTAATACCACTGGCGATTCTAACACAGCCGTTGGTTATCTAGCATTGACAGCAAATACCACAGGTTCGGCTAATACTGCCGTTGGTTTATCTGCTCTTGATGCAAACACAACTGGAGGCAGTAACACTGCTGTGGGGGCAGGAGCATTAGGCGCACATACCGGAGGGAACAGAAATACTGCAGTTGGTAAAAATTCTTTAGCAACATCAACCACAGGCGCAGACAATATAGCCATTGGTTTTGATGCGCTAAATGACCTTACAACAGGACATTCAAATGTTGCGATTGGTGGTTATGCAATGGATGCTCTTACTACAGGAGACTCTAATGTTGCGGTAGGACACCAAGCGCTTGGAGTAAACACAGCAAATAACAACACAGCACTTGGTTATGCAGCACTTAAATTAAACTCCACAGGTACAGCAAACACAGCCGTTGGTCAAAATGCAATGGCAACAAACACCACAGGGGCATCAAACACAGCAGTTGGCTTGAATGCTTTAACAGCAAACACCACAGCAAATTATGGTACAGCAGTTGGAAGAAGTGCTTTAGGCTCTAACACCACAGGA